CAGATACAGATAGCAGAAGCCCAAGTATCTGAAATAAAGGCTATGCAGTCATTTAGATATTTAACGATATTTACATCAGAGCAGGAATTATATATTCCAACATCTGAAAATAAGCCGTTAACTCCGTCTACAATTACAGTTAAAAAACAAACAAGCTATGGATCAGGAATAGTTCAACCACAAGAATTTGATGGTGCTATTGTTTATTTAACCAAGTCAAAAGGTGCTATTCGTGAATTTATATTTTCTGATATTTCACAAGCTTATAATTCAGATTCAATTACATTATTATCAGAACATATAATTGGAACACCAAGCTCTATTGAAGCTCAACGTGAATCTTCCGATCAGATGGAAGGTTATTTATATCTTTTAAATACAGATGGTCATATGCCCGTATTTATGTCTATTAGAAAAGAGAAAGTACAAGGCTGGGTTAGATACGATACAACAGGTACATTTAAAAATATATCCAATGTAAACAGACAGATATACGCAGTAGTTGAGAGAACAGTTAACAGTTCGACAGTTACATCATTAGAATTATTTCAAAATGATTATTATACAGATATGGCAGTTCAGTTAAGTGGTAGTGCTACAACAACATGGACTGCTGGACATTTACCTAATACTGCCGTTCAGGTCAGATCAGGTAATTATTCTCTTGGAACATTTACAACTGACGGAAGTGGTGTAGTTACATTAGATGAAGCTGTAACATCTGTTGAAATTGGTTTGGCTTATACGCCTGAGATAACCACCCTTCCGCCTGAAATGCAATTACCAGATGGAGTTAGTGTAGGTCAGAAACGTAGAATAGTCAGAGCCGTACTTGACCTGGTATCGACACTTAATGTGAAAGCTGGTGGTACAAGAATTCTGTTAAGAAATGTTAATGATGATTTTTCATTAGAGCCTAGTGCTTTAACGCAAAGAAAAGAGGTGTATCTGCTTGGGTGGTCCAAAGAAGGCAGAGTAACGATAACACAAGAGGAGCCATTACCAATGACGTTAAATGGTATATTATTAGAGGTGGAAGTCTAATGGGTGCCGCTGGGTATGCAACTGCGGCAGTTTTTTCTTTGGCATCTGCTAGACAAGCACAAGGTGCATATGCCAATGATGCCCAAGCATCTTATGAGCAAGCTGCAAATGCTGCAATACAAGCAGATCAGGAAGCTATTAATAGAACAGCACAATTAAGAGAACAACTTGCCTCTATATCAGCAACAAGTGCTGGAGGTGGTGTTTCTGTAGGTGCTGGTGGATCAATGGCAAATATAAAACGCAGAGAAACCAGAATAGCTAACGCTGATGTTAGTGCTATCAAATACATGGGTGCATCAAAGCAAAGACAATACAAGTTACAAGGCGATGGTAAAAAGAAACAAGGTAAAGCAGCATTATATTCAGGAATGGCAAATGCGGCTTCATCAGGTACTAAAGCTTATTATGCAACATAAAGGTTAATAAATGGCTATTAAAAGAACTATAAGTAGGAGTAAATTTGTGCAACCTACTGGCATTGCCGTTGATAGTGGCGGGCAAGCTATGGCACAAGCCAGTCAGAATATAGCTAATGCTATTACTAATATAACGGAAACTGTTGATAAAAGTCAGTTACAGTCAGCTATTATAGAAGCTGAAAAACAAGGTAAACAAATTGGTACAAGAGTTGATGGTAATGGAGTTCCAATACCTTTGGATATGGTAACGCTTAATTCTTTCACAACGCCTATATATAACAAAGCTAATTTAAAAACAGCTCAACAATATTTTAAACAACAAGCTATTAATAGTTATGGATTAGCTATACAAAATGATGCTGTAAAAAATGCTGAAAACTCATTATTAAATAATCGTGGTAAAGTAGGCGATGATGGAAAGCTTTTAGTAGAAACTGCTGGTAAAAGTTATCTTAACTCAATTAAAGCCAATGTAGATAATGAAGTTTGGAATGCAATTAGCCCAGGATTAAATAAGATTTGGGGTGGTGCTAGTCGTAAGGCATCAGCATATATGCTTGATAATGCCAGAAAAATTAACATGGCTAATGCAACAAGTTCACTTGAACATATATTGGAATATGAAACTAATTTTATTACCAATGGTCAGGCAGATGAAAGCGAATATGAATATATAACTTCGACAAAGGAAAAAGCCTTTAAATTAATTGAAGATAATTCAGATACATCTATTGAAGCTGATAATGCTAAAATTGCATATTCTACAAGTTTACAAAGTAAAGTATCAACCAATGCTATAACTTTGGCTCATGCAAGTGGTATGACAGATGGCGATATGCTTAAAATGGCAAAACAAACAAGTGACTCATTTTTAAATGATAAAAATGTTCAAAGTGATGTTGTCTATAAATCAATGGTTTCTGAAATTTCTAGATTAAAGAAAATTGATGCTGATGAATTAGCATTAAATAAACTAAATTCTAAAACACTAGCTGGTAATTTAATAAATAACCTACTTCTTGAAAAGCCTGTTTTACCTAGTGAAGATCAATTAAACAAATTAAGGATAGAAGATAGAGTAACAGTAAGACGTTCTATGAAATTTATTAGTGAGCAATTAGCCACAGAAGCCACAAAAGATTTTAATAATGAAATAAGTCGTACAATTAAAAATGTTGAATTTGGAAAATTTGGAAACATAGGAGAAATAGACAAAAGCGATACTGCTCCAAGTGAGTACAATCAAATTAATATGTTGAAAAACAAAAAAAAGAATAAAATCATAAATGGTTTGTATGACCATTTAGAAAACAAAAATTTAAGTTTAGCTAACTTTAATGCCATTTTAAAATTAGGAGCTGATTATCGTGATAATTTACTTATTTTAAATAATGATGATTTGGCTTTTGAATTAGAATTAATGTTATCAGGTGCTACAGATCAAATGGTACACCCTAATCAATTATTACAAACTAAATATGTTAATAAATTAATTCAGAAAGGTTTTATAGGAACATCTAAAACAGCTAAATACACTAAAGATGCATGGGCAAAAAAAGTTGCTACATACAAAACAGCTTGGGATAAAGCACAAAATAAAGCTTATAATGTTTTTCAAGCTACAGAAAATGTTGAAAATGGTATTCCAGTAACATCTTCTCAAAGAAATGAAATCGTTGATTCATTACCTACAACAGTAAAAATTGACGGCTTTGATGAGCCATTAAGTATATTAAGTGATGATGAAAATATAAGAGTTAAAAGTGTAGATCAAGAAGTTGGATCAGCTATTTCAATAGGATTTTTAACAGAAAACTCATCTAATGCCCTTAATAACATATTAACTTCTACTGATGTTGGCTTTAATAACATTAAAAAGTTTTATTCAAGTTTAAAGCAATCTTTTGTTAAAAAACACGGTAGAGATTGGAAAGGTTATTGGCATAGTTTTGCAGAAAACAACAAGCTTGATTTAAATATTCTTGAAAGTGCAAAATATTACAATGATGCAAGTCAGTTTAACTTATCTTTTAATACTCAAGTAGGAAAAAGATCATTAAGTTTATTTTTTGGAGACGAGGAGTTAGATGACACACAAGTTTTAACACAAATTATAAAAGAAGTTGGAAGTAACATAGATGATAATTGGTTTATGAGAATATTAAGTCCAAATTTAAATGTTGACCCTAATGTGGCAAAAGCTATGAGAGCTTGGTACGATCAAAATGGAGTTAATGATTTATCTGATTTGACTGTAAAAGACCCAGCTTTATTTAATATGATAATGAGAGAAGTTAAATCTCAAGTTTTTCAAGGAAAATTAGATCCTAAAAAACCACAACAAGCATTAGAAAGTGCTGTTATTGGAGCTATGTATAAGTTTTCTGGACGAATGAATGTTCAAGAAGATCAAAATGGTAATGCTTATTTAGCTGAAGGAATAAGTATTTTAAAATATGGACAAGCAACAATACCAGGAGATGCTTATACATTAACTCAAGAAGATTTAATTAAAGATGTTGTTACTAAATATAACATGACATTTGGTGGGGGAACACAAGACCCAAAAATTAGAGAAGCTATTGATGAAGGCAATTTAATATTCTTACCAAACAATGAGGGTATTGGAGAACAAACTTATAGAGTTGTTGCAATAACAGAAGATGGTCGAAGGGAACCAATAGCAGATACTTATAGTTGGCATTGGAATACTTCACAACAAAACAAAGATTATAATTTAGCATTAAAAAGATTATCTAGTGATACGTTTAGAAGAATTTTTACAACATTTAATTTTATGAGCAAAAACAATATTGCTGCTGTTATGGACACTATTAAAAGCAATAGAGATCGTGCTGAAACATGGGTAAATTTTACAAATACTTATAACAAATTTGCATTGACTATAAATAATAATGTTAAGTTAAATTACCAGCAAGAAATACTTCCTATTATTAATAATCAAAAAAACATGGAAGAATTAGAAGAATATTATGATTCAAAACGATGGAGGGTTTTAAACTTAAGATGATTAAAACACCTTTATATCGTCAGTCAATGAACTCAATATATACTAATATACAAAACAATATGAATTTTGTTGAAGAAGCGTTAGATAGTGATGTTTATAAATCACCTGTAACTGGACCTGAAGAATATAGCTTTAGAGAATCCTTTGATGCTGGATATAGGCAATATAGTCCTTTTGAAGCTATATCAAGAATGATTGATAATTTTGAGTTTGAAGATGATCCGTCATACGATCCATTAGCAGATGAACAAATACCTGAAGGTTATGAATGGCGATTTCTTAATAGCTCAAGTGCCGATGAAACATCTGTTCGTTTAGAAAGACTAGATGCAGATTTAAAAGATTTGGATATAATCGAACATGGTAATTTCTTCGGTGTTGCTTTAGGTGGATTGTTAACACCATTACTTGTTGCACCAGTAGGAACATTTAAAACATTATCTAACACAAGTTTTTTAAAAAGATTTATTGGTAGTGCTGCTTTTACCACGGCTTTATATGCACCTGAAGAATTTTTAATTGCTTCTCAAAATGAAGGAAGAAGTGAATTTGGACAGACATTGCTTCCACTAATGACGGCAAGTATGATTGGTGGAACAGTTGGTGGTTTGTTTGGCAGACGTATGACAAAAAACATGAATCCAGCAGATGATTTTGCCCAAGAAGGAGAAGAAGGTGTTTTTAGAAGTGCTGGTTCTATGGCTAATCCAGAAAATCCTATTGTGTTAAAATCATTAATGGATCAGGAAGCCCTTGCAGAAACAGGTATAAAACTTGAAAAACTTAAATGGAATCCCGTAACAAGATTAAGCCAAAGCCTGAATTTAACATCAAGAAAAATAGCATCTCAGCTTGTCGATATGGGAGGCATGATACAAAAGAAAGTCAAGGGTGGTAAAGTAACTGGTGAAGCTATGGAGCAATCCGTAGAAACCAATTTTAGAACAAGATATTTAAGTATGCTTATGGATAGCATTAGAATATCAGATGAAGCCTATCTTGCTTTTAGAGGTATAACTGCCAAAGAAGGAGATATTGGCAGATCACTACAAATGCTTGGTCAAAAAAGTGCTGACTTTCTTAAACGTACAAAAACATTATCTGAAGTAGCTTTTCGTGAAAGAGTGTCTAAAGCTATAAGAAATGGTGGTGTAGATGAAATAACTGATAGTGCAACACAATATGTTCAAGATGCGGCAAGAGGTTACAGGCATTTATTTGATTCAATAAAAAAACAAGCAGAAGATGTTAAATTATTTGAAATACAAATAAGAAAAGAAATTAAAGGTCTTAAAGCACAAGTTGCAGAAGGCAAAGCAACGGCAGATCAGGTTGCCAGAGCAGAACAAAGATTAGCTAAACTTAAAGAAGGTGGTGTACTTTTAAATACGGCATTAGGTTATGTTCCTAAGTTAGTTAGAATTGATAAAGTTATGGCTAATGAGTCCAGGTTTATTAATAAAGTAAGCACATGGCATCAGCAAACATATCAATCTTCTAAAAAAGAGGGAGATGATTTTGCCATTGACGTAATGATGGATTACACAAAAAGCAAACCTTTTTACGATTTAGAAGAAGGCATGAGTCAGATTGACTGGATTACACAAGCTAGTGGTACAAAAGCAAGAAAATATGAAATTCCTGATAAAGTTATAGAAGAATTTTTAGAAAACGATATTGAAGTTTTGGCAAGACATCATACTAAAACTATGGGCATTGATATTGAATTAACAAGACGTTTTGGCGATATATCAATGTCGAAAATAATTAAACAAATAACAGAAGAATATGACGAACTAATCAAAAAAGCTCCCACTACTGCTGAGAGGCAAAAGCTAAAGCAAGGTTTGGCAGATGATTTAAGAGATGTAAAGGGGTTAAGAGATAGGCTTAGAGGAACATACGGAGCTTCTAAAGACCCTCATAATATGTCTAGTCGATTTGTAAGACAGATGAAATCATTTAATGTTCTTGTTGGCATGGGTGGTGCGGCAGTTAGTTCAATTCCTGATATTATAAGACCCGTAATGGTAGAGGGATTAAAGAATGTTTACGAACATGGGTTTCGTAATATGTTTAAACAAAACAGAAAGTTATTAAAAAGCCTTCAATTAAGAGAACTAAGACAAGCTGGTATAGCCGTAGATGCAACATTAGGGCTTCGTGCCAATTCCTTTTCTGACATAGGCGATTTATTTGGCAGTCGTTTTGCTATTGAAAGGGCTTTGAATCAATCAACGGCTGTGTTTTTTATGCTTAATGGTTTGAACTATTGGAACCAAGCTATGAAAGAATTTACTGGTAATATAATAAGCCTTCGTATGACAAGTGCTATTATGACGGATTGGACTAGATTAAGCAAAGCTGACAGACGCAAGTTACTTGCTAATGGTATTGATGCTAACGATCATGCCCGTATGAAAAAAATGATAGAAAATAATGGCGAAAAAATAGATGGGGAATGGGTTCCTAATACTGATTATTGGTCTGATATTATGATGGTTAGAAAATTTCGTAATGCATTAAATCAATCAGTTGACAGAACTATTATAACCCCAGGAGCTGGAGACAGAGCTTTATGGACATCTACAGAATTTGGATCATTAATTACACAGTTTAAAGGATATGGTCAGGGAGCTACAGTTAGATTGCTTACATCAGGATTACAAGAAAAAGATGCATCTTTTTGGCAAGGTGCAATGTTACTTGTAGCTTTAGCCTCCATAGTAAATGAAGCCAAAAAGGTACAGTATGGAATAGATAAAGAACAAAGTTATAGTGAGTTATTAATAGATGCAGTAGACCGAAGTGGTGCTTTAGGTTGGTTTACAGATGTAAATAACAGTATTGAAAAATTGTCTGATTATAGATTAGGTCTAAGACCAATGATGGGTAAAAAGCAAGGTTACTTACCAACTGGTGCTAAACTAGGTGCTATATTTGGTCCTGCGGCAAGTAATATTACAACGGCTGGTGGTGTTGCTACAGATGTAATAACTGGCGAAGCTGATGACAGAACTCTTAGAAGTGCAAGGTTTATATTGCCTACAGGCAACTTACCTTACCTTGATCCTATATGGGACGAAATAATGGCTGCTAAGTGATGTGAATTAACAAGAAGGTGCAATATGAGTAAAGGTTATAATTATGGCTACTATATCTATTGCAGACAACGATGCACGAATACAACATAGTATAGGCGGTGGAGGCAATACAGCTAACTCCACACAGTTTACTATTGATTTTCCCTTCTTTGCCCTTGATGACATTGATGTAACAATAACCACAAGCGGAGGAACAGATACTGTTCTTACAAGAGGTAGTGGTGCTGGCACATTTGCTGTAACAGGAACAGCCGTAGATGATGGTTTTTCTGGAGGATATATAACTTTAGGATCGGTTTACACAAGCGTAACTGTAACTATTACTAGAGATATACCTATAGCAAGAACAAGTGACTTTGCTACATCAGGTCCTTTTAACATATCAAGTTTAAATACTGAGTTAGATAAAATCTATGCCGTTATGCAACAGATTGAAACTAACAATGACAGATCACTTACAATGCCTGACTCAGATGCTTTGACGGCTATTACTTTACCAGGTCAAACATCTAGACTTGGAACTGTTCTTGGCTTTAATGCTTCCACAGGTCAAGCTGAAGTTGGACCAACAATAGCCAATGTAAATTCATTATCTGCAATCACGGCAAATATTAATACAGTTGCAGGTATTTCTAGTAACGTAACAACAGTTGCCGGAATATCATCTAATGTAACAACAGTAGCTGGTATTAGTTCTAACGTATCAAGTGTTGCTGGAAATTCATCTAATATAAATAGTGCCGTTTCTAACGCATCAAACATAAATACAGTTGCTGGTTCTATAAGTAATGTAAACACAGTTGGTGGTGCTATATCGAATGTAAATTCTGTAGCCAGTAATGCTTCGAATATAAATACTGTAGCTGGAAAAGCCTCACTTATAACATCATCATTTGCAACAGATATGGCTTTAATAGATTCAACATTTGTTACAAAAATGGGATTGGTAACAAGTGATTTTGTAACAGATATGAATTTGGTGACGGCAGATTTTATTTCTGACCTTAACGATATTGCCACAACATCTATAATTGCTGATTTAGATTTACTAGCCACATCTGATTTTATATCTGATCTTAATGCAGTTGAGGGCATAAAAGCTAATGTAACTACAGTTGCTGGGATAAGTAGCAATGTCACTTCGGTAGCTGGTAACTCAAGCAATATTAATTCAGCCGTTAGTAATGCCAGTAATATAAATGCGGCAGTATCTAATGCCAGTAACATAAACTCAGCAGTAAGCAATGCTTCTAATATTAACTCGGTTGTAAGTAATGCCAGTAATATAAATACTGTAGCTGGTGCAATAACTAATGTTAACAATGTCGGTGGTGCTATATCAGCAATTAATACTGTTAATTCTAATTTATCAGCAGTACAAAACTTTGCAGATGTTTATAGGATAGCTTCTTCTGCTCCGTCTAGCTCTTTAAATGTTGGCGATCTATACTTTGATACTACAGCAAATGAACTTAAAGTTTATAAGTCAAGTGGTTGGGCGGCGGCAGGTTCTACTGTCAATGGTACTTCAGCAAGATTTCATTATGATATATCAGGCACACCAACAAGTGTAACTGGTAGTGATGCCGCAGGTAATACTCTTGCTTATGATGCTGGGTTCTGTGATGTATATGTAAATGGTGTTCGTATGTCTACGGCAGACATTACGATTACAAGTGGAGATACAGTTACTTTTGCTAGTGCTTTGGCAGATGGTGACGAGGTTGACATTGTTGCTTTTGGAACATTTAGTGTATCAAACATTGTATCTACTGGTGCATTAAACTCAGGATCAATTACAAGTGGATTTGGTAACATTGATACTGGCTCATCTACGATTACAACTACTGGTGCTATTACTGGTGGCACATTAACTGGTACATTACAGACTGCATCACAAACAAACATAACAAGTGTTGGTACACTTACGTCTTTTAGATCAACTGGCATAGACGATAATGCTGATGCTTTGGCTATAACCATTGATAGTTCAGAACACGTTGGAATTGGCATTGCAAGTCCTGATGGCACTTTGCACGTTCATTCTGCTACTGCTGGGTCTGTTACTCCTCAAACTGACTCTGACGATTTAGTAGTAGAAAATAATGGTCATGGAGGAATAAGTGTTTTAACACCTGATGCAAATAGGTCAGCTATAGTTTTTGGTCATGCTTCTGATAATTTAAAAATGCAAATTAGACATGATGGTAGTACAAGTTTAAGTCAGATTATTTCTGACGACCCACTAACTTTTAATGTTAATGGTGGTACAGAAAGATTCAGGGTGGATTCTGGGGGTCGTGTTGGCATAGGAACTGGTGCTACAATACAAGGTAGCTTGGTTATTAAAGATACTGTTGACCATAATGGTTCTGATGTTTTTGTTGTAGCACAAAATGGAACATCAAATAGGGTAGCTGGATATAGAGTATATGATGAAGGTGGCACTACATCACTTCAAATGTCATATGATAATGGTGGTAATCAAGCTACAATATCGAATCCCAATAATGGTAATTTACGTATATTATTAGGTGGTACTGGTTCAGCAAATCAGCTTGACGACTATGAAGAAGGAACTTGGACACCTGCTTATGCTGGTGGTGGTTCTGCTCCGACAGTTGGTTATAGTCAACAAGTAGGCTCATATGTAAAAGTTGGTAAATTTGTATTTCTTTCTTTTTCTTTAAATACAAGTTCAGTAAGTGGCGGTTCATCAAGTAGTGATCTTTATGTTAGTGGAATACCTTTTGCGTGTGGTAGTCAAACTGGAGATAGAGGAGCTTTAAGTACTGTTAGAACTCAAAACTGGGTAACTAATGCTCGTTCACCCGTTGCTGGTTATATAAATCAAGGATCAAGTTCTATTTCGTTAAGTTCTTATGATGCAGGAGCATATTCTACTGCAACCCTTTGTGATACAGATGACTTAAGAACTACTGGAGACAGTAATCAACTAACAGCAACAGTAACATATATAAGTGCATAAGGAGTTTTAAATGGCAATAACAAAAGAAGCAGTAATTGAAAAAATAGAGGTCGTTGGTGGTTGGAATGTGCAAGTGGCTACCGACACGAAAATTATAGAGGATTCTAAAGAAATAGGTAGGTCAAGACATAGGCACGTTCTGCAACCATGCAAGTCTACTTTTTCTGAAGATTCAGATGGTAAAAAAACATGGACACACACAGACACCGACATAAGTTCAGAAGCCACCGATGTACAAGCAGTAGCCAATGCAGTATGGACAGATACAGTCAAAGCTAATTATAAGGCTTTTGTGGAAAGTCAGGAGGTCTAACAATGACTAGAGCAAAAGACATATCCAAGTTAATTACTGGTACAACTGTAACAGACTTGACTGTCGGCAGTAGCGAACCTGATTTAATTATTCAAGACACAGACGGCACTAATCAATTTATGAAAATTCAGCAAGTTGGTGGTGCATCTATGATTAAAACTAGGTCAGGAAGTAATGATGGTGAGTTTTACATAACTGGAGAAGTTACTGGTACAAATAAAATGAAGATCAGTACTAGTGGTCAGGCTTATCTTTACGGATCATTAGATGTGTCAGGTGCTACTACATTAACTGGTGCTTTAACTGTCAATGACCCTATACAAATACTTAATGGAAGTAATGTCAATTCAGCTAGTACAGATGCAGATGATTTAATAATAGAGGGTCCAAATGATTGTGGCTTATCAATTTTATCAGCAACAACTGGTCGTATATTTTTTGGTGATGCAAGTGATAATGATGTAGGTAGTATTAGATATATTCATACAGATAATAGCATGAGATTTGAAACAAATGCTGGGGAACGTATGCGTATTAATTCTTCAGGCAATACTGGATTTGGAATTACAACTCCATTAAGCAGAATCCATGTAAAACAGCATAGTACAGCTTATGGAATTGTTGTAGAAGCTAATGGAAACGATGCTTGGGTAAGAGCACATCATAACAATTCTGTAGGTATAATTGAAACAACTTATGATATTTCTGCTGGCTATACTCCATTAGTATTAAAAACTGGTGGGTCAGAACGCATGCGTATTGATTCATCAGGTAATGTGATGGTAGGCTTATCTGGTGGTCTTGGAAGTACATTTGGTGTTAATTCTCAAATAGGTATAGGAACTGATAATAATAATCGTGCTATATTAAACTATGGCAGTAATGTTTTCAGTATAGGAAGTATAGAAGGTGGTACAAGTTATTTTGATATAATAAGGCTAACAAGTGGAAATGTTGGAATTAATACACAATCAACCTCACCTAACCCTGGGATTTCTTTACAAAGAGATGGTGTAATAGGAATAGGTCGTAATAATAGTAATAATGATAATAGCTTTATGGAGTTTAGAAGAAACGGAACACAAATAGGTTCAATATTACAGAATGGTACTACAGGAGTTACTTTTGAAACCTCTTCAGACTATAGATTAAAAGAAAATGTAGCTTATGATTTTGATGCCACTACTAGATTAAAAAAACTTAAACCTTGTAGATTTAATTTTATTGCAGAAGCAGATAGAACTGTTGATGGCTTCATTGCACACGAAGTTTCAAGCATTGTTCCAGAAGCAGTTAGTAAAACTAAAGATGCAGTCGATAAAGATGGAAATCCTGATTATCAAGGAATCGATCAAAGTAAGCTAGTACCTTTACTCGTAAAAACAATACAAGAACTAGAAGCAAGAATAACAACCTTAGAAGGAGCATAAAATGGCAACATGGACAATATCCTCAATGAATAGAGATATTACACAAAATGGAAAATCTGATGTAGTAACAACTATACATTGGAGAGCAAGCGAAACAGATAGTGATGGGAATACTGGCTCATCATATGGCTCTGTAAGTGTAACACTAGGCAAAGACTTTATAGCATATGCAGATATTAAAGAGTCTGATGCAATACAATGGGCAAAAGATGCTCTTGGTACTGATGAAGTTACAACAATAGAAACAAGTATTGCTAATCAAATAGCAGAACAAAAGACACCAACAACAGCAAGTGGAGTATCGTGGTAATGACTGAACAAACAAATGTAATACAGATTGATGGCAAAGAATACAAGCAAGAAGATTTATCTGTAGAGCAGATAAGATTAGTAAATAAGGTTGCTAAGTTTCAGAAGCAAACTAATGATCTCAAAGATGCCTTTGAAGATGCCAACATATTACATCAACAATATCTAGAAAAATTACAAACATCACTTGGTAATGATGAAACTACTAAGGCTATGGAAAACTCAAAGGCTAGTTAATGGAAATTGATTTAGTGTGGAACATAATCATTACACTTATAATCATGCCTTTTGCTTGGGCGTTTAACAAAATGTTTGGAGAAGTTAAACGTCTACAAATACTACTTAATAAAACAAGAGAAGAATACGCATCTAAAGAAGATCTGCGTGATACATCAACAAGAGTTATGGACACACTTCATAGGCTGGAAGATAAGTTAGACAAGGTACTAACCAATGGTAGTCGCTGAAGTCTTAACAGGTATTGCCCTTCTAAAGTCAGCGACCTCAGCAATTAAAGATGCAATAGATACTGGAAAAGAAGCTACTGGTATTATGAAACTGGTGCATCAATGTTTTACCGCTGAGTCACAAATCCAAAAACAAAAAAGCCATAACCTAACTGTTAAAGATCAGCTTGGTATGGAGAACATAGTTCAACAACAAATTGATGCTAAACTTGCAGAGGAGATGATGAGTGAAGTACGCAGTCTTTGTAACTTACGATTTGGACCTACCTTTTGGAGTGACTGTATTGCTGCCCGTAACAAAGCAGTTGAAGAAGAAAAAGCCAGACAAAAAAGAAAAGCTATACAAGCCAAGCAAAGTGCTAAAGAAATGAGGCAAAGCCTATTTACTCTATTCTGCATTATTATGGGTGCTGGTATTATTTTTATGGTTTTTGCTTTATATCAACAAGCCTTTTCAAAAGAATATACACGCAATCAGCTTATACATCAGGGTCAGATTAAAAAAAAAGTTTTAACAACGTGCAGATTATTTGCCCAGGATTTAAAAGACTCAGGAACCAGATGGTGTTTTTATCAAACTAGAGTTGGCTTTAAACGTCTATATAGCACTATTACTCAAGATAGTGTTGTGAAATGCCAACGTGAATTTAAATGTATAATCTCCAAGTTAACAGATAGTCCTCCAAAAGAGGTTAACGATACTATGAAAAATCTGAACAAGGGGTTTAAATGATAGCATTACTGGGACCGATAGCTAACATAGCCACAACATGGCTTGAAGGTCGGCAAGAAAAAGCCAAAGCTAAACAGAAATTAGCAGTTGCTAAAGTTGAGGCACAAGTAAAACGAGTTGAGCAAGACGGATCATGGGAAGAAAAAGCCATGGACGCATCTGACAATAGCTGGAAAGACGAAGCATGGACTATTACTTTTATTTTGCTGATCGTTGCGTGTTTTATACCAGTTCTGCAACCATATATATCTGATGGCTTTAAGTTTTTAAGAGAAGATTGTCCAGAGTGGTTATCATATGGAATACTTGCATCTATTGCAGCTTCTTTTGGTTTGAAATCTATAGCAAAGTTAAAAAAATGAAAGATAACTTTGCAAAATCTCTAGATATGGTTCTTCATCACGAAGGTGGTTATGTAGATCACCCTAAAGACCCAGGAGGAGCTACCAACTATGGAGTAACCAAAAAGGTCTATGAGACATATCTAGGTAGAGAATGTACTAAGCAAGAAGTAAAGGACATGAATCTTGGAGAAGTTGCTGATATTTATAAAAGAAAATACTGGGATAAAGTTAAAGGCGATGAATTGCCTAGTGGATTAGATTGGGCAGTATTTGATTTTGCAGTTAATGCTGGTGTATCAAGAGCCTCTAAAGTTCTTCAGGGATTTCTTAAAACATCAGTAGATGGTATTATTGGATCAGGAACCTTACAGGCTATTGATGACTACCCTACTACAGTTAAAGGTGTTATAGAAGTCTATACGGCTCAAAGATCAAGCTTTTACAGAACATTAAGTACCTATGATACGTTTGGTAAAGGTTGGGATAGACGATGCTATGAAACAAGAAAGACTGCTCTAGAAATGCTAGAGGCTACTTAGACTGCTTCTTAGACCAGTATTATCTATTGGTCTTGTTTTCATCATTATTGATTCTTCAGGATCATACTTAACATCTTCAAACATAACTTCTTCTCCATGTTCATCAAGATCAGGTCTGGAATCTTTAGCACATTGCTCATACAGTCTAGCTAGTTCATAGTTTGCTGAATGATTTCTGCAATCATGGCATTTTGTTTTTTTAGCTCTAAGATTTTTTACCTTGCGGAGTTCTACTCCACAATCACTACAAAATTCAAAATTTTTCATGTGAATACCTCCAATTAATATAATTTAGTATTATTAAAATGCACCTTCAAAGGGATAGATTTAATGTTAAGTCTGTCCCTTTATTTTTCCATTCACATTGAGTGTGTCAGTTTTTGTGTCAGAAAAGTAATGTGAATTGAGCTTCATATATTAAATATGTTTAGATTTCTAAATATTGCCCAACTCGGCAGTAGTGGGGAAAAGAGGCTCAAAGTGTTAGTACGCCTAACATTTGGGTCTTTTTTTTAATGAAATGGTGGGCGGTAACAGTCTCGAACTGCTGACATTCTCGGTGTCTTTGATATACCCCCTAAGTCCTTGTTTTATATAGACGAAATATCTAGGCATTGTCATTTTGTGTCAATAGTGTGTCAGTTACCACTCCCATCTTTTTACACCACAAAGCTCAACATCATAGTTTTTATATCTTTTATTGCTTTGTATTTCTTCTAAACAAGCATCAGCTAACTGGCTAACGTCAATATAAATTCGTTTGCCATATTCTTTAGGATTTTCTTCAAAACCACAGAAATTCCAAACATCAATTATACCATTATGTTTTATATTTTTAATTTTATTAGATGGTTTATCCATTTTACTCTCCTTCCCCACTACTGTCGTGAGGGTTATTTCATTTTGTTAATATCGTCTCTCAGATGTTCAGGGTTTAACCTGATATAATGCATTACTGATTTAGAGTCATTCCAGCCACCAAGAGCCATTAGCTTTTTATCATTGATACCAGCTAACGCATGGGTAGATGCCCAATGGGATCTCCAGTTATGTATTTTAAATTTTCTGTGGGAACCCAAGGCTCTTTTGACAGCATTCCTATGAGTTTGGTCCATAACGTCACCGCTTCCTGTGTAGTAATACCTAAAGGGTTTTTGTTTAGTTGAGACAAATACTGGACCTTTTCTTTCTCTGTTAATACAACGTAGGCTTTCGTATATTCTGTCATGGATTGGGATAGTCCTAAAATCGCCGTTCTTGGTGTCCCAGAATGTGACAGTCCGTTTATCCATATCAACGTCTTTCCATAATAAACAGACGGCTTCCCCAATTCTAGCTCCTGAATAGCAAAGGAAAATAATAAGTGGTTGGAGAATTGGGTTAAAAGCATTGATTAATCTTTCTTGTTCGTCAAATGATAAAAACACAGGTTTTGGCTTTTCTACTTTTCGACCTTTGATTTTGGGAAAGGTAATATCTTCGCTGATTTGTTCTCCAGCATAGTTTCGGATTGCGTTAAGTGTGTTTTTGAGTCTGTTAAAGTAGGAGGGTTTAATTCCGGGCTTAACTCTATTAAGTATTTTGTTGAACATTCCATTGTTAATGTCAGACAAACTGGTATTCCCGAAATGTTCATTAAGAAATCGTATTCTGTACGAGGCTGATTCATCGATTGACTCTTTTGCATTGATGTAATCAATCGTAGCACTTCCAAAGCTATAGTTTGTGGTGTGTCCTCGTCCATAGGCATTATCAATTATGGCTTGTGTAACTCTATGAGCTTGGCTTTCTGCCTCTTGCTTGTCAGTAGTTTTTGTAGACTGTCTGATCCTAATGCTTCCATTGGGTGTTTTGACATGACCGACAATTTGGTAGTAAGGACTTCCTTTTCTTTTGCGAACTTGAAGCAATGTTCCCTTCCCTTCAAGAAATTATAAAAGTCTTTTTCTTTAATAAGCCAATTTCCACTATCTAGAATTATTGGCACAGTTGATTTTCTTAGTAAAGCTTTCCAGCGATTTAGATTCTTTATATTTGAATCTAAACCACAGAAAGTTTGTAAAAGATACGATAATGGGTATCGTCTATCCATTAAGCAGCCGCTTTAAGTTTGTTAAGGTAAGTCTTGTAGTGACCTTGAAGCTTAGTAACTACTTTGTTATCTAGCTTGGCTATTACAGGTGCTTCTGCTTTCCAAGTCGCAATAAGATCGTCTTTGTCCTTACAAGCACCTAAAGCTGAATCTATACGTTGATAATGAGCATGATCTTGTTGATCTTTAGTTGCTTTCTTAATTTCATAATCTTTATCCATAACTGGTAAATCCTCACCAGCATATATGGAAGTACCAAGACCATGATAAGCTAAACACTTAACAAGACCTCTTTGTAAGGCAGTATTAACCTGAAATGATGTTGCCGCTTTTAGAGGCTCATTTCTATTGCCTAATACTGGATAAATTTCTGATTGAGTAATACCTTCAATAGTTACCGATACAGACACATAAGTAAATGTAAGAGAATCTCTCATAAATGGTAATATGTTGTCTTGATTGTCACTAAATGTATGCTTTTCAAATGTAGCAGTTGGATAATGTTGCTTTACCAATGCCCAAGCCCATGCCCATGAGACATAGCTAAACTGACCTTTCTTTTCTATATGGTCAGATACGTCTATTTCAGACAAAGTAGCCCAAACCGATTTAGCTGAGTTTTTAGTTGCCATCTCTTTTTTCCTTTTTAAGTTGATGTGTTAAAGTTAGTTTGTTGGTCTTGCTTCTTGAGACAATAATCTTATCGCCTTCAAGATTACCTGATAAATCCAAGACCATTTTTTTAGCTATATCAGGCATATAATGTTTGATTTCTGTCTTAGCCGTATCAGCAATCTTATTGGCTTTTGAGGCTTCAATAATATCCTGGGCATTGAGATTCATCTGTGATTGCATTTTAGAATCCCAGCACTCAAGATCACGCATATTGATTGTGATTTTATCTTCCCAATCAACTGGTGGTAATATTTGAAATCCATCAGGCATAATGTCTTTTGTGTACCAAAGCCAAAACTGCTTACATTGGTCTAAATACATTTCAAGCCATGCATCATCTCTCTGGATTTTTCTGTATTCATGTCGGCAATTCACACCGAAGAATACAAATAACCAGCAATGATCTTTTGCTGATGTGTGCATATGATGTTGGCATTGAGGAGCATAAAGATCACAAATTTCGTCCATGTTCCAAAAACGCCAATGTGTCTTTGCTTCTACAACTAAACCATCTGAGGCAATAGCATCATATGTTGAATGTATAGGAACTCCCTGATAATCAACAGTACGACCACTATTTCTCTGCTTGGCTTTTAGTTTTAATTCTTCTTCAAAAGCATTAAGAACGTAAGGCTCCATAAAAGAACCTGTGTCCATTCTAAATCTTTCTTGCTTCGTAAATAGTCTTTCCTGTTCACCTTTCTTTTCTGATATGAGCTTTGCCCAGTCAGCAAAAGAACCATCGGCTATAATCTTAGCTTCTGATGAACCTATAAAGTTTTTACGTTCACTAAGCTGCTTTTGTGTTAGTGCCATTGTTTTTACCCTCCTGATATTGTTGTTTAAGCTTGATACCCAACCAATCTTCTTGA